GACCTCCGTAGTTTTGTTAAGTGTCGTAAGTTTGTTAGGCTGAGTGGGATAAGTCCCCCACTTGACATCATGCCTTTTAATAACTGTATCGATACGTTGGAGAAAGCTGTTAATGAACGTGTTTTCTTTGTTAAAAACAAAGATGGTACGTTTGTTGAGCCACCTAAACCAACGTACAACCATTTCGCCAACACAATGTCAGCTGTTGGTGATCGGATTGTACATGAGATGGAAAAGACCGTCCCGTTGAGCAGACCGGCTTTTGTCGACACGTTCCGGGGCCGCAAACATGTCATGTATAGTTCGGCTTACCAGTCTTTACTGCGCAAGGGTATGACTGATAAGGATGCGGAGATACGAGTGTTTGTTAAGAGTGAGAAGACGGATTTTACTACCAAGAAGAATCCCGTTCCCCGTGTTATTTCTCCCCGAAATCCTCGGTATAATATCGAAGTCGGTAGGTTTCTTAGGAAGATAGAGGAACCACTATTTAGAGCAATAGGGAGAGTGTTCGGGCATACTACCGTCATCAAAGGCTTCGATGCAGTCAAATCAGCTGCGTTGTTGCATGAGAAATGGGGTATGTTCACTCATCCAGTCGCTGTAGGGCTGGATGCTAGTCGATTTGACCAGCATGTATCTAAACCTGCGTTAGTTTACGAACATGATATCTACGAGCGTTGTTTTGCCTTTAAGCACCACCGTGCTAAATTGTCCCGCCTTTTGAAATTGCAATTGGAGAATAAGTGTAGAGGTTATGTCCCAGATGGTAAACTAGTCTACACTACAGATGGGGGGCGCATGAGTGGTGATATGAATACAAGTCTTGGGAACTGTCTTATAATGTGCTCAATGATTAAATCCTACTTGGACCAAAAAGGGATTAATGGACAGTTGGCAAACAATGGTGATGATTGTGTCGTATTTATGGAAAAGAGAGACCTTGTGACATTTCAAGACGGGTTGTTTGATTGGTTTGTTAAGATGGGCTTCAACATGACAATGGAGGAGCCTGTTTGCCAATTTGAGCAGATTGAATTCTGTCAGACTAAACCCGTGTTTGATGGCACAAAGTATATTTTATGCAGGAAGCCACAAACGGCGTTAGCTAAAGACACCGTACTGTTGAAACCCGGAACTACTGTACCATTAATCCGGACGTGGTTGGATGCTGTTGGTAAAGGGGGTCTATCTCTTACAGGTGGGCTTCCCGTGTACCAAGATTTTTATCAAATGTATATTAGAAGTGGTTCGGAAACCGGGCTTAAAATGAATGACCATGCTTTTAGTTGGGGGGTGCGCCATTTGATTGGTGACCTCAACAATAAGTATAGGGACGTTTTGCCCGTTACAAGAGCCAGCTTCTACTGGGCATTTGGTATTACTCCTGATGCGCAAATCGAACTAGAGAAGGTTTACAGGAACCTAACTATAGATGTCCTGAAGAGTTCAGCGCTACTCTTCAGGCATGACTTATGTTTGTGATAAGCGCAATGGGGTTGCGGGCTGTAAAGAGTCCAAAAACGTTTCCGAAAGGTGTAAACATTTACGTGCTAAATTAACTGTTGTTATAAATGCCG